CCCTCAATCGCTCTCAATTCCTCTACTAAAAATGCTCTACGTTCCATCTCCATAATTCACCTCACCAAACCTGATAATTTCCTTCGCGTTTTTTCTTCGTTTCTTTCTTTTCTTCTTTGCGGTTCTTTTTTTCTTTTGCCTTTAGCCTTTCGCCTTATCCCGCAGCGATGCTGCAATCACAACCACCATGTAAGGGCGGGTGACCTATATGTGTGCTCGTAGTCATTGGACCATCAGCACCCTCCGGCTCAAACTCCTCACCGGGAGAAAGAAAATTCTTTGTGATCGATATCACCCGGCCATCCATCGCCTTACAATACGGGCAGGAATCACCCAGCGTGATCCATCTCAGCGTCATGATTCCAACCGCGCTATAAACAAACTTGGCCACCGCGCTGCTCGCTCTGGTGCTCTGATCCATCGCAATCTCACCTGGTCGCACATCGCGCCAGTGATTCAACTCGCCATTCATAGCCTCATCAGGATCCACACCGGCATCCAGCGCATCTTGCAGCGCTTTCTTCATCCGGAATAAACTGATTCCGGTCTGTTGCGCAGCAAATGATCCACTATAAGAACGCACAAACCGCTCCAGCCTGTCTTTCAGGTCTGCCTCCGCTGCCACCTCATCCATGGATTCAGCTGCAATTGATTCAGCAAAGCTCAAAAAGATCGGGAAGAACTGGCGCGTCATAAAATCGGCATGTTCCTGGTAAAACTCATCCATCCACATCAAAAACTGGCTAGCATCCCGCTTGCTTAAATACTTTTCCACAGCCTTGCCAACATCCTGAACTTCCCTGCGCATCACACGCTCTGCAGTATCCTGAATCACCCTGCGGAATGAATGGGAAATCCGCTGCCTAACCGCCACAGACCGCAACGCCCTATTTTCCAGCTCAGTAGGGGCAATGGCTTGACCTTGCCCTGTCCTTGCAATGGCTTGACCTTGCCCTCTCTCGCCATCAGCTACTTTCAACTGTCGACTGTCGACTATAACCTGCTCACTTCTCATACTCGCCTGATCTGCCGGGATCATATTCAATGGGATCAAATAAACATCACCACCCGCCACCGGGTCCATATTCTCCAGCTTGCGGATCTCATTGGCACTCATCCAGCCATTTTGCCTGGCAGTCCCATAAGCGGTATAACGGCTGGCAATATCGCCACGCTCCAATCCAGCCAGTAAAAACTCCGGATAATAAGATGTTTTCTCTTTTTGCAAATATAAAAACTTATAAATTGATTCTTCAATCCGTTTTGCCCAGGGTAAGATCGAATATTTTACAAACTCGATTCCCTGGTGTTCAATATTGGAGAAGCTCGCCCGATCCAGATCAGCAATCATGTGCGGAGGAACACGGTAGATTCTGGCAATCTCAGAGATCTGAAACTTTCGTGTCTCCAGGAACTGCGCATCTTCCGGTGGGATGCCAACCTCGTGCAATGTCATCCCCTCCTCCAGAATTCGAATGCGGTGCGACTTGCTCACGCCTTTATGGTCCGCTTCCCAGCTCTCTTTCAGATTCTTGGTCGCTCCCTCAGATAGCCTGGCCGGGTGTTGAATCACCAAACCTGGCCGGGCATCATTATCAAAAAACTTCTTCCCAAATTCCTCTGCTGAAAGACCCAATCCAACCGCTTTGCGCATCAATGCCAGTGGGCTGATTCCATCCAAACCGTTTCCTAACCCTTTTACATGCCATAAAACCTGGCTGGAAATCGTAGAAATCTTTCCATTCTCATCCTGATATTGGTACAGGCGTTCTTCTCCTCGTAACCTGGACCCTAAAACATTCTGCGGTAATAATGGCCATAACTCCACCACATCCCCCCTGGCATCATAAGTAACCTGTGCATACGCATTACCCCAGCTGGTAAGATGTTTCACCATCACTTCAATCAGCTCAAAACCGGTCATAAATGGGTTTGGATTTTTGAGTACTTTTGCAAGATTGAAATTATCTGCGTGCTTTCTGCCACCATTGGGCAGACGCTCATAATGATGCAATGGGACGCTGGCCAATGTTTCAGCCAGAACCCTTGTACAGGCAAACACAGCCGAGAATCGCATAGCAGAATCAGGCGTTACGATTCCATCAGCATTCTCGCGATTCGACTGCACCGCCTCAGCCACCACTTCCCAACCGCCGCGGGCCTCTTCCTTCGGCACACCACCAAATTGATCCAAAATCCAGGTTCTAAAGCTCATAATGTTATGATCCCTCGCTCGTCATACACGGATCCAGTGTTACTCTCATTTCTGATTGCTCGATCCAATCCCATGATCAAAGCCACCATTCCGTCAATTTTTTCAATCGATTTTGATTTATCCGGCTTGATATTACCGGCCGGGTCCATAGCTGCCACCAGGTTATCCGCCATCCACGTCAATACCGGATTATTTCCATGTGCCAGCCTGTGACTTAATATTTGTTTTTCCAATTCCTTCATCGGTGGGCTCATACTTGCAAATCCCTGCCCAAACTGCACACAGGTCAGCCCATGCTCAGCAATTTCCTGAACGATCTTGGTCGCTCCCCAACGGTCAAAAGCAATCTCCTGCAGGTCGTAATTTTGCGCATCTTCATCAATCTGCGAGAGGATATAGTCATAATCAATCACATTGCCTGGCGTCGCGGTAATATGCCCCTGCCTCACCCAGGCTTCATACGGCACTCGGTCGCGATGCGATCGGATATGCATGGCTTCCTCAGGGATCCAGAACCGGCATAACACGCTGTAATCATCCTCCTCCGTTTGGGGAGGGAATACCAGCACCAGTGCACTCACATCCGTGGTGCTCGAAAGATCAAGTCCTCCGTAACACGTTCGACCACGTAAACCAACCGGATCAACAGCCTTTCCGCAAATCATCCAGTGCTCTAATGGGATCCACTTCGTTTCACTTTGGGTCCATACATCCATATCCAACCTTAAAAATGAATTCAGTTTACTGGGCATCTCTTTTGCCTTGGCTGCCTGATCTCTCATATACTCAATTTTTTTGCTGACTCCCAGATTCGGGTTCGATTTCAGCCAAATTTCCGGTTTTTCCCAATCATCATCCTTATCAAACGTGAAAATGATCCCAAACCATGAATCAGCCTCGCCTTCATCAATGGTGCCATCCAAAACCTTCTCAGTGCGCTCGTGATGCTGATAACAGATCGATTCGCGGTCAAAACCGGCAGTGGTAATCTCAAACTGCAACGGTTGCCGTCTGGCACCCTGGGCAGTCTCCAAAATATCAACCATATCGCGTGTTTTATGCGCGTGTAATTCATCAATAATTGCTGCATGAATATTCAAACCGTCCATGCTATCGGTATCCCGTCCCAATGGCTCAAATTTGCTGGCAGTATCCTTGATGTGGATATTGTCGCGGAAAACAGTCAATCGTTTTTTTAATGCAGGCGAGCTCTTCACCATCCTGGTGGCTTCTGAGTGCGTGATTCTGGCCTGGTCTTTCTTTGTGGCTGCCGAGTACACTTCTGCACCAGGTTCCCCGTCCGCAACCATCAAATAAAGCCCGACTCCGGCCGCTAATGTCGATTTTCCGTTCTTTCTGGCAACCTCCATATAAGATATGTTGAAACGCCGTACCAGCTGCCCATCAATCCACTTTTTCCAACCGAACAAAACCCATAAGACAAACTGCTGCCAGGGTTCCAACACAATCGGACGACCAGCCCATTCGCCTTTCGAGTGTTTCAGCAGAGAGAAAAACGAAATAACTAACTGACCAGCTGCCGGGTCAAAAACCAGCCCGCGCTTCTCGCCCTGCTCAAGATCCCGCAGATGTCGCTCACAGGCTTTTTTCACCCAATAGCACGCCGGGATGCGCTCATCCAGCACATCCGAGATGTATTGATCCACCACCAGCATCGCAGGATAATCAGCCATTCTTACCAACCTTCACATTCTGGCCAAATAGCAGCATATCCAACGCGTCCGGTTCTTCTGGTTTTTCGATTCTTATACGTGATCGAGCACTCGGAGTCATACCAAACTCGGTCATGAATTTTTTCATTGTTTCCAGAGATCCATTAATGATGCTGATAAGTGGATTGGCATAGGCATAACCATTTTCAGTTAATAACATCAATGGCTTTCCTTCCAGTTCTTCACTTGCCTGGACCCAACGACTATAAGCCTGGCAATAAGCAGCCAGCGCCGACCGGTCAACAACAGTGAGCAATCCCAGGTTATATAATTCCCTCGCAATTCTGCGCCATTCCTTGTTCGCAACCTCATCCAAAAACCTGGGACATTGCATCATGACCACCTGAGGCTTGGGCTCATCCTGATTCAATGGCCGATGCCCCGGATTGCCGGCAAGTTCCTTTATATTTGTGGGTTTTGGTTTACGTCCACGCATGCCTACCCCCGGCCCCCAATTTCGCGAGCGTGTTTTTTTTGCTCCCCGCCCGGTCTCGTCTGTTCTTGCCCCAGAGTTTGGACACCCCTTCCCCCCTCGGACGTGGATATCCTCCCGAATCCTGAGTCGATGACCGCGGTCTTGCGACTATGACAGCTCTTACACAATGGTTGCAGATTATCCAGCCGGTTACTGCCACCCTC